AAAAAATATGGTTGGAGAGAAATACCTTATAAAGCTATAAAAGTAATTGATGGTGTACACTACTCACATCACTTGCCTTCAGGTATTATGGGTTCAGCTATATCTGGTGAGAACGTAGCAAGAAGTCTCTTGACAAAACACAAAGTATCTGCTACAGTAGGCCATAGTCATTTATTAGATTATGCTACATCTACTTTGCCTAATGGTAAGAAGTTACATGCTTTATCTGCTGGATGTTATTTAAATCACAAAGAACATTTTGCTAGAGATACTCAGCATATGTGGTGGAGTGGTATTGTAGTTAAAAGAGAAGTCACTAATGGTTCTTATAATATTGAAACTATTGACTATAATGCAATAAGGAGAGAATATGGTAGACGATAAAGTTAATTCACCTGCACACTATAAGTATGGTAAAAAAGAAACTATAGATGTTATACGAGATTGTATGACAGATGATGAATACCATGGGTACTTGAAGGGCAACGTTTTGAAATATGTTGCTAGATATAAATTTAAGGGAGAGCCTTTACAAGATTTAGAAAAAGCTCAATGGTATTTAAGTAGATTAATAAAGGAGGTTGAATGACACATGGTGAGAAGATGTCTTTGTATGGTAAGATTATAGCACTACAAGAAGTTATGATACATACACAGAATGAAATAAATAAACTAAATAAACAATTACAGGAGGCAGACAATGGGAGCAATAAAGCAAGCGTTAATAGAAGTAGATGATATGGTTTGTAACTGTTTAAATACAGGTAGAACCTTGAATCAAACGATAAGAGATTTAAGAACAGAGTTTAATAAAAAAGGTAGAGATAATCCTTATTTGTTAGATGAAGATTTAATAGAAGATAAATACTATGCATTTAGAGGTTCAGAATGAGTGTAAGAAAACATTTAGTAAAAGCATTAGCTAGAAAATATGAAGCTGAAATAGCACAAGCAAAAGCAACAGTAGAAATATATCTTGATAATTCTGTAGGTATAGGTGAACATCCACAACATATAGAAGAGTTAGATAAATTATTAACAAGAATATCAAATGCACAAGAAAACTTAGATACACTAGGTAAGCATTTTGATTACGATGATATACCATTTTAACAGGAGGATAGATGGAAAAGAAAGAAGAGCAAAAGAAACAACAAACTACCCCTAGAACTTACATAATAAGTTCTGAACAACTTATGGATATTATGAGATATTTAATGACTAGACCTTACGGTGAAGTTGTTAAACTCATGAATGCTTTATCTGTATTAACACCATATAGTGGAGGCAATACAGATGACCGAAAAAAATAATTTAGATAAATACACTGGAATATTATTTGAATTAAAAATAGGTCTTAATAAAGATAATGCAATTGTTATTGATTATGGTGGTAAGCCTGTTACTAAAATTAGAGAAGCACTTAAAGGCTATCCTTATCATGGTAATTTATGTGCTGCTGTAATCAATCATGCAAATGCTGTAGGAAGGAAATTACAAGATGACATCAAACAACTTATACAAAAAGTTTAGATATTACTTTTGGCACAATCCTATTATGAATAAATTTGAGGGTTGGGCTAGTTCATTGAGTACTTGGTTTTGGCAGAAACGATGGGGTGATAGAGACCTTTATCGTTCTGTCCAAAAAAAAAGACCACCTGACTAAGAAGTCAAGCGGTCTTCGTGTTGCCTGCTAGGGGAGTCTATTAATTTAGGCTTCCCTTTTTTATTGCAAGCTATCCATTTGTTCTGTTATTGGTTTCTTTTTTGGTAATAAAAAATTTTCTGTTTGGAATACTGGTTGTATTCTATTCTTATAAACATTACTTAATAAATTAGTATAATTAGGGTTCTCTGCATATACAGACATACCCTGAAACATATTTTCTACTTTATCATTTTTGTTAATAGAATCTACAACTGGTTTGTATCTTTCATCATTAGCTATAAGTTGCATAAAAGCTCTAATACTACCTTTGCTATCATCAAATGATCTTAACTTTGCACCACCTGATGTTTGTACAAAATTTTGATCACCTGTTGCATGTATACCAAAAAAATTATTAGCTTTTTTTGCAGTAGGTGCACCTTCAAACTGAAAATTACCTGTTTCAGTAGCTGCTATTGTTGCAACAAATGATGCAGGTATCTTACGTTCAATAGATTCCTCAGGATATTCTTGACGAACTTCCTCTATTAATTTTATAAAATCTTTTGTCTGAGATATTTCAGCCATACTTATATTTATAGTTAGTAATATACTAACAATTCCAAGCCCTAAGAGCTTTATTAATTCTAGAATTTGGATCATTAGCTGTTTTTTTAGATGTTAATTTCTTTTTCATTCCCTTCATACGGGCACAGAAACTAGCTCTTCTTTTGTTTCCTACTTTTTTACTAGGGGCTTTTAAGTTACCTCCAGTAGCTCTGTTATAACTAGCTCTACCTTTAGCATTTAAACCACCTGAGGGGTTTTTACCTTCCTTACGTTGCCATGCAGGTGTTTTGGCCATTATTTTTTCCTTACTGTTTGTGCAGCTCTTCTAAAGTTTGCCGCAGTTGGTGCACCTTTGTCACCTTTCTTTTTCATTTTACCACCACGCTTTCTTTTAGCATGGATGTTAGCATATAAACCTTTTCCTGGCATTATGCTCTAGCCTTTTTTTTATTTCTTAACATAGCAAAATCTTTCTTAGTTAGTTTACCATCTTTATCCATGTCTAACTTAGATCTTTTACCTGTTACTTTTTTCTTATTGTTTTTCTTTTTCATAGGTCTTCCTTTTTTAGACCCATATGTTCCTGGTCCCATTGGCATTAGCTATACCTCCTGTATTTTGCTGTTTTCTTTGCAATCCCTTTTGGTTGCCTCACAAATTGTTTGCCCTTTTTTGTTCCTTTTCGTTTTGCTTTTGTCGTTGCCGCATACTCTGCAGATGATAGATTCTTGATAGCCTTCTCTGGCAAATACCGTTCGCCAGTTTCCGAAGACTTCTTGCCAGATTTCGTTCTCCATTTCTGTTTTCCCCATGCTTTTAAACTCCTTTGACTCTTTGCGAGTGCCATTATTTTTTTCTCCCTTTTCTTATCGCTTCTTTACCTTTTTTAAATATGCTTGCCACCTGCGTCTTACCCATAACTTTGGCTCTTTGCTCGCCAACTGTAAGAATTTGGATTTTTCTTGCAAAAGGTTTGTTGACTCGTTTAACTTTTGCCACAGTTTTACGGGCATCCGTAGGAGTTGCGAACTTAATACCGACAGTATCTTTAGGATTTTCATCTGTATATAATCTTCTACCTGATCCCTTAGGTTTCTTACCTGTGCCTACCTTAGGATCTCTTTTTTTTGCCATTTTTTAAAACACTCTTTAAAGTTTTAGCTTGTGCAGCATGTGTTTTAGATGCCTTGCTTAAACCTTTAATTACTTTTTTTATTTTTGCTTTTGCTTTCTTCATTACTTGTAACCCCCACCAGCTTTTTTGTACCTGGATGCTAAAAGTTGTGCTTTTCTTGCACTCCATTGTCCAGGCTTTCCGCCTTTTGATCCAGCCATTATAGAATTAAACATTCTTTTTCTCATACCTGGCTTAGTATAGTTACCTGCTTTATTTACTGTTGACTTCTTCTTTGCCATCTTTTATCTCCTTGTATTCGTAATCATAACTTCCTTCTTGATTCTCATCAGTAATCCATTTTGAAGTATCTTCAACTGACCATATTCTAGTATTAACTAATCTATGTATCAAGGGTTTAGTCGGATCTGCTGCCATAGATGGATCAAAGATTCTTAATCTATTGTTGGGTTGTATTGCATAATTACCATCATCTAATTCTATTACGTGTCCACATTTATGTTGATCAGGTTTTTCTGCATAACCAAAATCTAATTCATTATAGTCTCCAGCACACCAATCAATAGTAAATAAATATGTGCCTTCTCTTTGTTTCTTTCTTCTAGATGTATATATCATTTTACACCCATCCATTTGGTAAAATTTGGTTACACTTACATTATAACTAAAAGAATCCCATAACATTAATTCATTTAAAGGTAATTCTTTTACACCTGGTTTTTTACAAAATGCAGATACAGGTGCTCTCCACCATATACCACCATCTGTCATCATATAATGAAATAAAGGTACTTGTTTTGGTATTGATGTAAAACCAAATACTACACATTCGAAGTATTTATCATGAGAATCTTTTTGATCTCTTAGATAATTACCTCTTACATAACATTCTATTGGGGGTATATTAGCGTTTAAATACATATTTACTCCTGATCATCATGCCAACGTTCATTAATTTTTTCTGCCATCCAAAATGCTACTGGTATGCACAGTATAAATGTAATTTCTGCGGCTCTTAAAATACTAACATCCCATAATTTATGTATTATGTGATGTATAAATATAGGCACAAATGCACCTATACAAAATAATATTAACATTCTATATTCAAATGGAGGTTTATTCACGATTGACCCATAAGCCAAAGTACTATGAATATGTAACAAATCGGTTCCACTATTGTAGTATCAATGATTTTATAGATTTAGACCCATCAATATTTTCTTCTAATTCTGCTTTACTACGTATACATTTGTAAGATATATCATTCTGTATTGTCCTACTAGCTTCACGTTTGTGCTTTAAGCAAACTGACATAGACTCTTGTATTCTATGCTCTTTAATATCAGGTCCTACAAACATTAAAAGGGCTACGATATTTGCTATCATAATACTTTACCTTTGTTAGGTCCCTCTTTAACAGTATACTTTTGTGTACCATTAGCACCTATATCAACTTCTTGCCTTAGCATTTTAAACATATTCATAGCTTTAGCATTTTCCCATTTTTGTTGGGTGTATTTAATTACTTTTTTAGTGACTCTTTCCATTTGCTCTTACCTTATCTTTTAATACTTCTATGTCTGCTAAAGCCTTTTCCATTTGTTTTTGTAAAAATTGTATGTTAACTTTATTGTGCATCATGTTTTCTATTCTTACTTCAATCTTTTCCACTGACTTATAAAGATCCTCCAATAACATCAGCTGTTCCTGGTCCACAGGCAACTGTTCACTTTTTTTAAGTAAATCAGCTTGCATCAGTTCACGTGATGTCTCCAACGATACTAATCGCCCAGTCAATTCTGTGTAACCGATCACGCCCATTGCGACAAGCACGATCAAACTAGCAACCGTTTTCATAGGCATCTGCACCGAAGCCGATTCTGAAATTTTAAGTGCCATTAGTTTGTTAAAGGATTTTTATTAGATGCTTTTAATTCTTGTATTTCTAATTCTAATACTTCAATAGATTTTTTTAATACAGCTATATCTTTTTGATTAACACCCATCATTTGTACGATTGGGTCTGGATTAAAAGGTTCTGCAATATTATTTACTTTCTCTTGTATCTCACCGTATTTAACAAAACCAGCACCTATTGCCGCAAGTACACCTATAAGTGCTGCTATACCTGCTAGTTGTTCTTTTATTTTACCCATTATTTAATACCTCTATTTCTCTTAATAGTTGTTGTTTTCTTTTCTTAATATTTATTAATTTTATTTTAGATTGTACTATAGGGTCATTAAGTATATATGAACCTAAAGTTTTATTTTGATATATTGGTTTATCAAATATATTTAATTGATCTTTGTATAATTCTTTTTCTTTATAAAATGGTACGTTATATGCTACAATCATTTCA